GTCTGGTGTGCCACAAAGACCAGCTGCTGGTTCTGATCTAGTAACAAATAACGACAAACTTATTTCTAATGCAATTTATTATGTAAATGTGCTCGGTGTAAATAATTTCACTCTCCATACATCTGCTTCTGGTGCATGGAACGGCAACAGCCGTAGTAGCACAGCTGGTCTTTATACAACTGGTATTGCAATCACAAACATCGCAAGAACTTCAAACGTTGCTACTATTACTACAGCTGCTCATAACTTGGTAGTTGGTCAAACTTATCTTGCAACGATTGACGTAACAACTGCTGGTCAAGATTCGTTCGATGCTCAATTTGTAACAGTAACTGCTGCAACATCAACAACAGTAACATATACAAATACTGGCACAAACGTAACTTCTCAAGCTGGTACTGGTACTCTTAGAGTATTTGATACTACTGATTTAGTTGTTCCTGGAACTGCATTTGCTGGTACTGGAACTACTCATAGATTGGAGAAAATTGAAGGTGCGGTTTACACTCCTTCTATTATTGCAATCAATAACGACTCGGAAATGGTTATTACCGATCCATTCCCATCAAGACAGATTATTTTCAATCCACAAGATACTCTAACTCAAGTTTCTGGTTTAATTACCGCTGTAGTTAACTTAGAAAGAGATGAACTTTTCATCCCAAATCATGGATTAAATACAGGAACAAAGGTTTATTATTCTGCTGGATTTAATATTGGTTTCCCAATATCTCCTCTAGTTGAGGGTGGTACTTATTTTGTTCATAAAGTAAATGATCATATTATTAAACTTTGTGGTGATGGTAACCCAGCTAATGCTTTAACATCATTGTCCAACTCTTTACTTGGAATTGCGGCAAACCTAACTACAACTGGTCAAGGATTTAATCATTATCTAATTGCTGCTACGGTTTGCGGAAGTTCTAACATCCGTTACACCAGTTCTGGTGCTCTCTCTGCTGATACTCAAGGAACTGGCGCTGGAAACGCAGGTATCGCAAATGCTAATTTATATCCTGGTCAAGTTTCTGCTCACATTAGAGATGGTGTATTACAAGCACTTCCACTCTTGAATCAAACACAAGCTTTTGTGAGATCAAATTGTCTAAATCTTCATAGACCATTTGATGGTGGTGTTGAAATGCAAGCAGCGAAGAGTCCTCTAATTTCTATCACAAGACAGACCAGAAGATACTTCCGTTATCAGTCAGGTAAAGGTCTACAATATTCGACTGGCATGAGCTTTAGTCCATCTCTAGATGTTTCTTACATTGTTCACGATGGAACTCAATATGCTACTGTTGTAACAAGAAAACCACACAATTTAAGTGCTGGCAACAGAATTGTTTTACAGGATATTGAAGTTGCATCTGGTTCTAACGCTCCTTATATAACTCCAGCAAATGGTTTATATTTCACAGTAAATAACGTCATTGATGAATTTACTTTCCGTTATGCTACGAATGGTATTCCATCCGATCTATCTCCATCTGGATTCCCTGCACTATTTGTTTATGAATGGCAAGATGCTTATGTTCGTGCTGGTATGTTTGACGATCAAAATGGTATATTCTTTGAGTATGATGGACAGGCATTACATTGCGTAAGAAGGAATTCTACTTCACAATTAGGCGGACAAATTACTGTAACACAAAATAGTCATGTTGTAGTTGGTACTAACACTAAATTTACAAGACAATTGAATGTTAATGATAAGGTTGTTATCCGTGGCATGTCGTATAAAGTAACTGCTATAGATTCTGATACTGGTATTCACATTTCACCTGCTTATAGAGGAGCATCAGGAACAAGAATTATTATGACGAAGACAGTTGATCTACGTATTCCTCAATCACAATGGAATCTTGATAAAGCGGATGGAACTGGTCCAAGCGGATTTAAATTGAACATCAATAAAATGCAAATGGCATACATTGATTATTCCTGGTATGGCGCTGGTAAAGTTCGCTTTGGATTTAAGGGCAAAAATGGTATGGTAATGTATGTACACGAGATTGTACATAACAACAGAGAGAATGAAGCATATCTACGTTCAGGTAACCTTCCTGCTCGTTATGAAATTGAAAATGGAGCAACTCCAACATATTCACCATCACTCTACCATTGGGGTGCTTCGGTAATTATGGATGGTAAGTTTGAAGATGATAAAGCATATCTCTTCACAGTTGCTTCTGGTTCTGGTGGTTCTGATACCATCACAATTCCACAAACATTATCTGGTACTCCTGTTCCAATTCTATCCTTACGTCTTGCACCATCAGTTGATAGTTCACTAGTTGGATTACTTGGTCAAAGAGATTTGATTAACAGAATGATTCTAACACCATCTTCATGTGGTGTTGTTCTTGGTAACACAAATAACAGACCAGCATCAGTTAGATTGATTCTAAATGGTAATCTATCTCAATCTGCTTACTTTACTAACTATGGTTCACCTTCACTATGTCAAGTAATTAAGCACACTGGTCAGGCAGCTGATAGTATTACTGGAGGAATCACAATTTATGAATTCCGTGCTGCTGTCAATTCCCCAATTCAGCAGGAGCTAGAAAAACTTCTAGAATTAGGTAATAGCATTCTTGGTGGCGATTTCGTATATCCTAATGGTCCTGACATTCTAACTCTCGCAGTTGTTCCAACTGATTCTACAGCGGCAACCACAGTTACCGCTCGCTTCACCTGGACTGAATCACAAGCATAATAAATACACTATAAATTATAAATACCTCTTAGGAAACTAAGGGGTATTTTTTTATGGCGAAGCCATCAACCCGACAGGAGTTGAAAGATTATTGTCTGAGAAAATTGGGACATCCTGTATTAGAAATTAACGTAGATGATGATCAAATAGAAGATTTGATTGATGATGCTTTGCAGTATTATCAAGAGTACCATTATGATGGCGTTGAAACGATGTATTTAAAACATCAAATTACAGAAGATGATTATGAAAGATTTAATGCTTCTGACGAGATAACAACCACAGATGCTCCCGATGCTGCTATTTGGGAAAACCGAAATAACTTTATTGAAGTTCCAGATCATGTAATTGGTATTACAAAAGTTTTTGGTGTATCATCAAACTGGATTCGTAACGATTTGTTTGGTTTAAGTAACCAGTATTTCTTGATGGATATTTTCTCATTCTCATCTGGTTTTGCTTTTGGTAACTTTGATATGACAAATTACTATATGATTCGTCAGTATTTCGAAACATTAGATATGGTTGTTAATACTGGTGCTCTAGTACAATTTAGATTTAACAAACGTCAAGATCGTTTGTATATTGATATTGATAAATCAAGAATGACACCAGGAAATTATCTTTTGATTGAATGTCACAGAGCATTAGATCCAGAAGAATGGTCTCAAGTTTACAATGACAGTTTTATTAAACCATATCTTACTGCTTTAATTAAAAGGCAGTGGGGACTGAACTTAATTAAGTTTAATGGTGTTCAACTTCCTGGTGGTGTCTCTCTAAATGGCAGACAACTATATGAAGATGCACAAAAAGAAATTGATGAACTTATGGCGAAAAGTTCTTCTTATTATCAGTTACCTCCAATTGATATGATAGGATGAAAAAAGTTTATTTTCCTCAGTTCGGTGGAAGAAATACCGAACGTCATCTTATTCAAGATCTCGTTGACGAACAAATTAAATTGTTTGGAGCGGATGTGTTTTACGTTCCAAGAAAAATAATTGCTGACAATCCAGTAGACGGAACAATATATTCAAAATTCAATCAAAGTTATATGATTGAAATGATGTTTGTTAATGTTGAGGGTTTTGGTTCGCCTTCGGATTTTATTAGTAAGTTCGGATTAAAAGTAACTGATGAGGTAACATTTATAGTTTCTCGTAGAAGATGGGAGCAATCAGCAAATCCAGCTCTTAATTTGAATGTTGACGGAAGACCAAATGAAGGTGATTTAATTTATTTTCCCTTAACTGAAGGATTATATGAAATCAAATATGTAGAAAAAAGAAATCCATTTTATCAGTTAGGAGATATTTACTTCTACACATTAACTGCAGAAATTTATGAAATGGGTGAAGATAAATTTGATACTGGTATTGAAGAAATTGATGATATCGAAGCAGAAAATACTTTTGTTACCACATTAAATCTCGAATCAAATAGAGTACAAGCAACAGGAACTCCAGTTATGTCTGGCAATACTGTTGTTGATATCACAATGACTAATACTGGTAAGGGATATAACGCTCCACCAGTAGTGACTATTACACCAACTAACGGAGGTGGTGGTGCAGTTGCTCAAACATATATTGTCAATGGATCTGTAATAGACATTGATATGTCTAATGTTGGTTCTGGATATACCACACCACCAACAATTACAATTGAAGCTCCTCCAATGCCAATCGATTTTATCGTCGGGGAGCATGTTGTTTCTGGTTCTTTTGCTCAAAGAGGAATACCAAGAACTTGGACATCTTCTGATCAAAAAGTTTTTGTATCGCGTCTTCCAGGATATGATCCTACATTTGCAACAACAACTCAAGTAAAATATTTTTACTGGAAGTTCGAAGATCTTCGTTTAAATTATATTTACACATATAAAGGAACCACACCAACAACAAATATAGGAGAATTCTATTACGATTCTGCTAATAATCGTTATGTAATTAATGCTTATCTACAAACTTCAACCAGTGGTGCTCAAGCAAGAATGTATGAATTATCAAGTAATGTAATTGCAGAAGTTGCTGATTGGAATGGTTTTACACAAGAACTTAGAATAATGAACAAGACAAAAGATTTCTTGCCAAACGATATTATTCGTGGTGTAAATTCAAATGCTATTTGGAAGTTGCAGGAGTTTACTACAATAGATGATGCTAATTCTAATTATGATGAGAATAAATATATTGAAGATCAAGGGGACGATATCATTGATTGGGGCGAAATAAATCCATTCGGTGAATATGGAAATTTGGGAGATAACTTCTAATGTTGGGACCACATTTTTACAACGAAACAATTAAAAAAACAGTTATTTCTTTTGGAACACTGTTTAATAATATCCAGATTAAAAAAATAGATCCTCAAACAGGTGAAGTTTTAGAGTCGGAAAAAGTACCGCTTGCTTACGGTCCTAAGAATAAATTTTTAGTACGTTTAGAGCAGAACCCCACTGCTGCCAAAAAGGTAGCAATAACACTACCTCGTTTGTATTTTGAATTAACTAATATTAGTTACGATTCTTCCAGAAAGACAAGTCCTATTCAAAAGTATAGAACTATTATTGATGATAATGGGAATGAAGTAAAAGTTCAATATGTTCCAGTTCCGTATAATATGGAATTTGAATTGGGTATAATTGCAAAATCTTCTGATACTGGATTACAGATCTTAGAACAGATTCTACCATACTTTCAACCAAATTTCAATGTTACGATCAACATGATTCCAGATATGGATGAAAAGAAAGATGTAGCAATTGTATTGAATAGTATTAATTATGAGGATGATTGGACAGATGATTTTATGCAAAGAAGAAGCATTGTTTGGACGTTAGGATTTACCGCAAAATCTTATGTTTACGGTCCTTTCAATCAAGCAGATGTTATTCGCAAAGCTATTATTTACGAATCTATTGGAGATCTTAACAACAATAAGAGAAATTCAGTTCTCAATTATACACCAAAAGCACTCACAGATCAAGATGGTGATGGTGATGTAGATGCAGTTGATGATTTACTATTAACCGCAGAAGATGATTTTGGATTTAATGAAGGTATAGAACTATT